TGGTTCCTTGTATACCTTGTTGTCCTTGTGTTCCCTGAGTTCCCTGAATACCCTGTTGTCCTTGAGTACCCTGTGGGCCTTGTGTTCCCTGTATACCCTGCACATTAGCATTAGTTCCTTGTAATCCCTGCGAACCAGTTATACCCTGTTGTCCCTGGGTCCCTTGAGTTCCCTGTATACCCTGTTGTCCCTGGGTCCCTTGTGATCCCTGTATACCCTGAACATTAGCATTAGTTCCTTGTATACCCTGTTGTCCTTGAGTTCCCTGTATACCCTGTTGTCCCTGTGTACCCTGTGTACCCTGTATACCCTGAGGACCGCGAATTCCCTGAACATTGGCATCTGTTCCTTGTAATCCCTGTGAACCGGTTATGCCTTGCTGCCCCTGAGTGCCCTGTGATCCCTGTACACCTTGTTGCCCCTGAGTGCCCTGTGATCCCTGTATGCCCTGAACATTAGCATTAGTTCCTTGTATACCCTGTTGCCCCTGAGTGCCTTGTGGTCCTTGTATACCTTGTCTTCCTTGAGTTCCTTGTATACCTTGTTGTCCCTGTATACCCTGAACATTAGCATTAGTTCCTTGTATACCTTGTAACCCCTGTGTGCCCTGTGGCCCTTGTATACCTTGCCCGGTTAATCCCTGAGTTCCTTGTATTCCTTGAACATTGGCATTAGTTCCTTGTAGACCTTGCTGTCCCTGTATACCCTGCTGTCCCTGTATGCCTTGTTGGCCTTGTGTGCCCTGTAGACCTTGTGGGCCGCTTATTCCTTGAACATTAGCATTAGTCCCCTGTACACCTTGCTGCCCCTGAGTGCCCTGTGATCCTTGTACACCTTGCTGTCCCTGTATACCTTGTTGCCCCTGAGTGCCCTGTGATCCCTGTATGCCCTGAACATTAGCATTAGTTCCTTGTAGACCTTGCTGCCCTTGGATGCCTTGTTGCCCCTGAGTACCTTGTGATCCTTGTACACCCTGTGGTCCTTGAGTTCCTTGTATACCCTGGGACCCTCGAATACCTTGAACATTGGCATCTGTTCCTTGTAATCCCTGTGAACCAGTTATGCCTTGCTGTCCTTGTGTGCCCTGTCTTCCCTGTACACCCTGTTGTCCTTGCGTACCCTGTGATCCTTGTAATCCCTGTTGTCCCTGGGTCCCTTGCGATCCCTGTATGCCTTGACCCGTTAAGCCTTGTGTCCCTTGAATGCCTTGTATACCTTGTGATCCTTGAATGCCCTGTCCGGTTAATCCTTGTGATCCGCCACTTCCTTGTAATCCTTGTTGTCCCTGTGTGCCTTGTTGTCCCTGTAAACCCTGTGTGCCCTGAATGCCTTGTCCAGTTAAGCCCTGTGTGCCCTGAATTCCTTGTGTACCTTGTGATCCTTGAATACCCTGTCCGGTTAATCCTTGTGATCCGCCACTTCCTTGTAATCCTTGTTGTCCCTGTGTCCCTTGAGGTCCCTGTAGACCTTGAGCCCCTTGTGGCCCGACGATTTGTCCTACATTAGACCATGAAGCCCCATCATAAACCCATAAATCTCCTGTTGCTTCGTCGATTGCTGCATTGCCGGTTACGGCACTAGGAAATGCAGTATTAAGAGTAGTTTGAGGATTTCCCGGTGGTGCAACATTAACATCTAATACAGAGCCAATAATTGTAATCGAAGTCCCTTGGTCGCCTTTATTTCCTTGTAATCCTTGGGAACCTGATATACCCTGGTGACCGATTATTCCTTGAGTGCCTTGTATTCCTTGCCCTGTTAAACCTTGTTGTCCGGAATTTCCTTGTACGCCCTGGTGTCCCGTAATACCTTGAGTACCTTGGATTCCTTGTCCTGTTAGACCTTGTTGTCCAGTAGATCCTTGTAATCCTTGTAAACCTTCGCCCCCTTGTATACCTTGAATACTTTGTCCAGTCAGACCTTGTTGTCCAGTAGATCCTTGTAATCCTTGTGTGCCTTGCAGGCCTTGGCCTCCGACGGTTCCTTGAATACCTTGCACATTGGCATCGGTCCCCTGTAATCCTTGTGTACCCTGTAATCCTTGTGTACCTTGTAGTCCCTGAATTCCTTGGGGACCGGCAGGAGCACTAGTAGCACTAGTTAAGTCCCAGGCTTCGCCGTTCCAAAGCCATGTTTTTCCTGCGTATGAGTAAGTTGTAACACCTGCTACCAGGCCAGTAGTTGGAAAGTCTATGGTGGACATTAATCAATCTCGATATGGTTAAACTAAAAGTTATTTATGATAAAATTTAGTTTAACCGATGTCTAAATTTTAGATTTTTAAAACCCGAGATGCTTTTTTCTAACAAAATCTATGTCATAGCTAGTATAGCTAATCGGTATAGGTTGATTTTCAAAAGGGCCAGCGGTAGGCATACAATTTCTCCAACCTGTTCCCCATTTCTTGTTCATATATTCAAAATTAGTAGTATTGGCGTAGTCTAGCTTTGGTACTAACTCTAAATCTGTTTTACGTGTTTGACTTCCGTGTTCATAGTAATCTTCCTTATTGCCCATGCCATGAAAATAGTTTGCTTTAAGATTCATTATTTTTTTAATGGGTTTATAAGACATACGCATAATATAATCGGCATCTTCGCAGTATGCAGGATACAAATTTTCGTCAAAGAGCCCAAATTCTCTTATAACAGTATCTCTAATTAAAAATAAATCCCAACTTCCTACACCAAAGTCACCACTATGCCCATGAATCATGCCTACTTCGGGATCTTTTTCTATTTCTGTATACATTTCTTCTAAAAAGCCCTTACCAAAGGCTACATCATCGTTAACAATAATCCAGTAAGGACAATTGATGAAACTTTTTATTATAAGATTCCACGCTCCTCCACATCCGATATTAGATGGCATATGTGATACTGTGATACGTTTAATAAAACGATGTTTAATGTGCTTTAGACGATCTAGATCTTCGTCTAATTGTCCTCTTCCGTTATTATTAATAATAACAAAATTATCAACGGGGTAATCAACACTCATTAATAATCGTGTTACCCAATAACTGCTATTAACTACTGCTGTTCCTATAACTGGTATACTCATGGTTTTAATTTCATTAAAGATTTTTCTTGTTTAATTTTTTCCGAATCGGGACTAATACCGTTTTCACAATATCTGCACAAATCAAAACAAGAATAAGGATTTGGCAAGATTTCTTCATAACTTTGTTGATATAAATTACCTAAAATATGTTCCAATCCGTAATCCATACAACAAAGACTCACATCTCCGTTTGGTAATAATACATTATGATAAACTTTTTCTGGACAATTACATGTCATTGGATTTTCGCCGTGATAAACTGCTCGAAAGCTGTCTTTTAAATTAATTAGTGAAGGTTTTAGAATGGCTTCACCTAATAGATTACCGGCACGGCTCCACATGTCTCCTACAACTGGATTTGGAAATAAATGTCGTATAGAAGAATGTGCAGGACCCATACTCATAACTTGAAAATTGGTAATTTCATCTTGAACACTATGAATATACTCCATAGTCTTCATAAATCTTTTCGTTATTGGATGTTTTGCTAGTCGTTGTTCATCGGGTAAATGCAAAACAAATCCTCCGTTAGGATTTGGTGCAAATTTGATATGTTTAATACGCTCAACATCCTCGATACTCATACCGATCGCAGTGGTAAAAATACTAACAGGATGACCTTGCTCATGGGCATAAAGTACCATATCAGTGCAATTTTTATTCATCCAAGGTTCAACAAATCCTGCAAAAGTTATACGAACTTCCTTAGGAATTTTGTCGATTATAGTTTTAAATCCATCTAAACTAAGTATTCTTTCACCTTGATATATTTTTTCTAACGTTCTTTGAGGACAAAACACGCAATCTACTACACAACCTTTTTCGGGTATAATAGTGGTAATTTCTAATGTCGGCCATTCAGTAAATTTCCATTTCTCTAACCAAACACCCGGATAAACTTTAATTTTATGCATATTCATGAATTTCTATTATCTATGTATATATTTACCCAAGCGTAACGATGCACAAAACTGTCATCCCACAAAGAACTTTTTATATCATAAAAATTAGAATCAGCATCAACAAAAAATATACGATAATTTTGAAATTGTTTTAGATATAGGTCTCTAAATTTAAGAAATTTTTCTTTTAATTCTGAGCTGTGAAAATGCCACTCACCTACTATTTTACGAACATTTTTCATAATCCAATCAAAATTTTCTTCATTGAAAACATCATATTCTCCGCCTTCACAATCAATTTTTAAAAAATCAATGTGGTTGAGATTTTGTGTTTGAATTAATGTTTTAAATGTAATACCCTGCCCTAATTGTGTTTTAGACCAAAGTTGATCGCCTACATAGGATGAATCTAAATCGTCATTATACAAACCGGTGAATAGTACATTTGCATCAGATGCAGCTATACCTTGATTTAAACAAATCACATTGTGATTTTCATCGAAATTTTTCTTTAAAGTTTGAAATAAGGCAGAATGCGGTTCTAAACAAATAACTTTACTGGGTTTTTGTTTTAGAATACCAAAAGCAAAGGGCCCTGCACTGGCTCCGATGTCAACTACAACATCGTCTTGTTCCACAGAAAAAAACTTTTCATAATTATTTTCTTCAAATTCCTTTCTTAGTGCTGGGATCATCCAAGTATTTTTTTCTAAGGATCCCCAGTCAAATGCTGTATTTTTTATTACAGGGACAGAATTATCTATCCAAACAGTTATTGTTGCATAGTAATTAATGAATTCATCTGACCATAGAGCCCATTTAATATCTATTCCATCCATAGAATATACTTGATGATTGGGGAAATTTTTTAGATATAAATCTCTGAATTGTCTAAATTTTTGTTTTAGATAATCGTTACTTAGATGCCATTCTCCGGAAATCTTGCGAACATTTTGTTGAATCCAATCAAAGTTTTCTTCTGTAAAAATGTCGTACTCGCCACCTTCACAATCGGTTTTTAGAAAATCGATTGTGGATATACCGTATTCTTTAATAAAATCTCGAAATGTTATTGCATCTGCTCGATCTTCTTTCGACCACATTTCGCTAGAATCTTTATTGTATAGCCCTTTGAATATAACTTCACCGCTTTGATCTGCTATACCTTTGTTTATTAAAACTACATTTTTGTTGTCAAATAGATTAGAGGATAGAGTTTTGAATAATTTTTTGTGTGGTTCAAGACAATATACTTTCTGTGGTTTTTGTTTAAGAATGTGATGAGTAAATGGTCCTACGCTAGCACCGATATCTACTACTGTTTCCCCGGGTTCTACTTTAAAAAACTTTTGATAAATGTCTTGAGTGAAGATTTCATCAATGACTGTATTCAAAAACCAATTATTTTCGGCTATCTCTCCCCAATCAAACGATTTTGCCATCGGAACACGCCCTAGCAAATAATCTTCGGCTTTTTTAGTTTCGTCATTGGCTGGTAATAATTTTTTAAGAATGTTAGGATCAACCAAATCAGGATGAACCCACCAATCTTCGTAATTACGCCAATTGTCGGGTGCTATATTACCGGCTACTAATTTGTATCCGTAACTGGTTAAATATTTTCTAGATTTTTCTCTGAATGATTTAGATTCGTCACAGTAGTAATCGTGCTCGTAAGTGATTATAGCAAATTTTCGAGTTTCGAACGGTATACTACATAGAACTTTATAAGTAACATCAGGAGGATCACAATCTAATTGTAGATAATCTATATCTTTTTCAAATCCTTGTCCGGTCAAAAATTTTTCGTAATCCACTAAAGTTGCATCTTTTAATAAACAAGGATTTTTTCTTTCCTTGGCAAATGATTGTACAAATCTTTCGTCGATATCTAAACTTACTCCGGTCCATCCAAATTCAGTTTCTAGTAAAGCAGTATTATTACCATGAAAAGTATTTCCTGCTCCTATTTCTAAATATTTTCCTTGCTTTTTACCATTCAACATGCTCAATATGAACATATCTTGATAACTTTCACTGTAGTTGCGTTTAATGTTTTCAGAGCCCGGAAATTTGTATATAAGATCTTTGTGTTTGGTATCGTTATAAAACGATATCTCTTTGGATACTAATTCGTTAAGTCTTTTTAAATTAAAGATTACAGAATTCCTAAATGATTCATTCAATGGATGTTTAGTAATTAATTCTTTAAATAATTCTCTACTTTCTCCGCAGAGTCCACACCACCAACTACTAATTGCTTTTTGAAATAAACAACCATAAGATCCTGGATAATCTATCTCGGTTCTAAGAGGAACAAGATCTTTATAAGCATGTTGGTCACCTATACAGGATATCATATATGAATTAAACCAACTATCGGCTGCATTTTCTTTTTCATAATATCGGCTTAATAGAAAATAAGCTTCGGGTCGACTCGGAAGAACCGAAATAGCTCTTTGTAATAGTCCACGTACAGATAGTCCTCGTGTGCCCTGCGATGCAAAACACATACTAGCTCTAATTAAACATTCGTATTGGACAAGGGTGTCAGTCGCTCTTTCTGCCGCTCGTATATAAAAAGAAACTGCACTAGCTGTCTGTCCTATGTCATGATAGTAAAGAGCTAATTTCCAATTTATTTCTGGATCTACCGGATTGTTGATATAAGTTAAAAGTAGATTGTCCAGTGGATCATCACGAAATTGATCGTAAAATTCTTTTTCACTAATTAAGTTTAGCCATAACTTTCTATTCTGGTCGAGATTTTTATAAGTTAGTTCCTTGTTATCTTCTAATGTTTCTGAGGGTTCTACTTGTATAACTGAGCAACCAAAATCTGTATCCACGGTAAAAATTTTTAAATCTCGACGAGTTTTTCTTAGATTTACAATAGCCTTCCATACATCCCCAGTCCATGCCCCGCCGGAATATGGAACAATTTGATATTCTTCAGACGGAGGATTTGCATCATGACAAACAATATATCCACCGGTGTTTAGTCTTTTTAAAGAATTTTCTATATCCTTTTCGACCTGCTCACAAAGATGTAAACCATCAACAAATATAAGATCAAACTTATCATTATGATGAGCAAAATATTCGTCCGAAGTCATATGATATGTTGCTGGACTTGACTTATTTGGGTCTACACCGATTCGGTGTGAAACTTTAATTTTTTCAAAGCTAATGCCATTATCGACACCAATTTCGAGATAGGTCTGGGCATTAATTTTTTTAGCTAAAATGTTTAAGATATCAGTTCTATTCATGTTTGGTATTTTTAAAATTTTTCCATTGTTCTATTATGAAATCAACTCGTTGAACTTGAGTATGACCGTTTAATACTTTATTATATCCATTTTCGGCTATTTTTAGTCTCTCGTTATCGTTATTCGCATAGTAAATAATTTTGTCAATACAATCCTCGAGACTATTATAATACACTAAATCTTTTTCGTGTTCAAATATAGTATCTGTTCTAGTAGATTTATCTAATTTGTCTGTTAGTATTAATTTTTTACAGGCCAATCCTTCGAATACTCTTCTGGTAAGTTCTCCGTGTCTACTGTGCTGTAAAACTATTTTACCACTGTTTAAAAACTCTGTATGTTTTTCGGCGATCCATCCATTTTGATTAACAATAGTACCTTCAAAAGTAGTAGCCAAATAATCTAATAGCCAACTACCATTGTTCATTCCTCGACTGCTTACTGCTATATATTTTTCTTCTATGTCCATCGGTTGATATAAATGTTTATCAGCAAATGGAGGCCACCAAAAGGCATTAAAGCCATTGGATTTATATTTTTCTGTTGACTGATAATCATTGCTTAACACAATATCAAACCATTTAGCCTTAACAAAATTTCTTTCAAATTGTTGAGGATCATCTCCAGATTCCATTACACAAAAAGCCCCAGTTTTTTTCAATTCAGCTAATATAGGAGATTGATGCCTGCCCCAATCAAGATGAATTATTATGTCTGGGTTGGTGGTTAAAAGTTCTGTTAGATTATCGTCGACATAATTATCGGCAGAATCAAAAAGAGAATATACTTTTACATCCCAATTTCGAGATTTAAATTCGTTCATCAATGATATCGGAATAGTCCAAATGTCGGTTTCTCTATGAGCACAAATAAATGCAATAGAATTTAATTTTTTTTCCGATCGGATAGTGATAGTTTCTGTATTATTTTGAGCAATCACAGGGATATGGTTTGTCGATCCATGTTTTTTCAAATCATTGTGACTAAACAATCCAGTACCGCTAGCGATTGAAAATTGTTGCCGAGACCACCAATAGCTAATCGCCGGTTCTAAATGAATATGTTTATCATAAAATCCACTGACAATAGAAAGATAAAAATGTTTACGATATAAACAAGGATTATTAGTCCAAGAAGACCAACGACAAGTTGTTACGTAATGATTGTTAACTAATCGAATTTTGTCAGGAAATTGTCGGTCAGGGTCAGCTATCCAATGTGCAGCTTCGATTAAATGGGGGCTGATTAATTTTGTTGTAGTGTCGTAATGTTCTAATTCTTTTCCTCTATAGGCCTGTTCAACATACAATGGATAACCCGGATTATGTCTATGTCTCAATCTTACTACAGAACATGTATCTAACATTGTAATAGCATCGGTTAATCTTTTTTTAGTTATCTCATAATTTTCGATTAATTCCCAGTCGTGTTCTAATAGTAAAATAAATTCAGATCGAGCAGCTTGAGCTAATTTATAAAATCCACCACCAATGCCGACATTGGATTCTGATTCTATATAACTTAAATTAAATTGCTCAGCAATTTTTTTATCTTCATCGGTGATTTCTTGAAAAAAGATAGTAACATCTTCGACTAAATCAAATAATCCGTTATTCTGATAACTTTTCAGTGTATTAATTAAAGTTTCGCCACTGTTCCAGGCCAGTATACCAATCGAAATAGGCAATTTCATGTTATCACCATAGTTGAGATAAAGGCACTTTACTGGCTAACACGCTAAAAAGAGAGTTTCGATAATTATCGACAACAAAGTTTATATCCAATGGTTGACCATTTTCTAAATAAAGATTACCATAAATTTGTTGCATAGTTTCTAACACACCTCTAAAACTATAATAGTTTGAATAATATATAGGATGGAGAGCAACATATAAAGTATGATCAAAAGATTTTAAAAAATTAATATTGCTTTGTATCAACTCTACCTCAGTACCTTCGATATCCATTTTAATAAAATTACAGTCTCGGATAATATGCTTTTGAAAAAAATTAACAAATGTCGAACAATTGACATCCCATCCAGACTCATTGGACCATAATATACCGGACATACTATTTCCTTGTGTATGTTGACGATTGCCCATACGAGTTTCACCATTATAAGTATGTATTGCATCATTACAAAGAGTGACATTATCAAATTGATTCAACTGAACATTTTTGCTTAGTTGTTTAAAAGCAGCCGGGTCTGGTTCGACAGAATAACAGTGTTTAGCTAATTGCGATCCATATAATGTTACTGGACCGATCCAAGCACCAATATCAAGAAAAGAATGATCTCGATCTAAAAATCGACGTAAGATTTGAAATGTTTCCGGTTCCCATGTGCCAGCATTAACACTATCCCAATATTGTTTCCAATCCGATCCTTCAAATTTTCCCACGACCTGAAAATCCTTATCGTGAATTTTAATTTGTTTAATGTTTTGATCAATCGGATTTTCCCACCATTTGATACCGTTTTGTTTCTCGGCCCAATAATGATATATTGAGTCATGACATAGTTTAATATGTCCATATCGACCGAATGTATCATGTAGTACAATACTCAATGCAATTTGTTCATCAAGTTTATTGCCCATTCTTTCTTCAGGCGGAAATTCCCCATTGTTTAGTTGATCGACGATCCACAATGCTTTTTCTGTTAATTCTTTTCGAAATCTCTTGGGGATATATATTACACCAGTATTATACATAGGAAAAGTTCGATCAAACTCGACCCCAATCTGTTTCCAGTCTAGTCTAGGAAGAATCGATCCTAAATTACGCCAATCACAAAGAAAATATTCTATATTGTGTAATACAACATGATTTTCATCCCAATACTGCTCGTCGACTTTCTGGGTGAATGCTGTATCTGTATCTAAAAAGACGATGTCTTGATTTTCGTCGAATCTATTAAGAACATTAATTTTTTCGACCAAAATACTAATAGGATTAATTTTGTCTGACCCAGAATAATTTCTAGTCAATGGGTGATAAATGTGTGTTAAGTTTTGTTGTTGGCAGAAATCAAATATTTTTCCTTCGATTTCGTTATTAAAAACATACACAGGATTTTCTTTGCCTTGTGTTTGTTTAAGTACAGAGATAGATTTGGTTAGTTCATGAAAACCGTCAACATATGGATGCCCATTTAAGTTGTCGACGAAAAGATAACAATAGTTCATTGTAAAAACACCTGATAAAATTGATTTGTTACTCGTTTAGGAGAATAAATTTCATTTAAGTAATCTGTATTAAATGGATTTTGTTTTTCCAAATTTAAAAGAATCTCAGTTAAGGTTTGAGCATTGGTATACTTATGGCAATTATTACCCAAGTAAAGAAAATGAGCTCTTCCACCCAATGGATGAGTATTTTGTAATTCTGGATTGTTGTAAGAAATAATTTGTTTTCCGTTACTAGCGAACTCTAGTACACCGATTCCAAAGGTTTCCCCATAATCTCTAGCATGTAGCATAGCATCACATGTATTAATGAACTGGACTTTATAATCTAAATCTACTATAGTATCTAAAAAAATACATCTATTATGATTACAAAAAGCCGGGGTATTAATGAACAAAAAATAGATATCATCTCTACAATCAAGAATCTGTTGTATCACTTCAAAAACAAAATGAATATTAAAAGTTTCTTTTCCGCCCGACCTTCCGACGACAATCGAGTCTTGAGGTATGTTTAGTTTATTTCTAAGATCTTTGTCATGTTTTGGAAGATTTAACATATGGGGAACAAAGGGTAGTTTTCGTTGACACATAATGCTTTGCCATTCAGATATAAAAGCATAAACATCGCCGTGAACCTGAGACGGATCCCTTGAAAATACACTATGAATTAAGTTGCGAGCATTTTTAACTTCTATATGATCAATAATGCCGTATTTTAATGCATAAAAATAATCAATTTTTTGTTGATCGATGATAGATTGAACTTGGTCAAAATGTTCATAACCATAGGTAAAAAATTCTTTTTGGAATCGATCTACAACATCCTCTCTATTTGTATTCTTTAAATCATAAACAACATAGGGATCTATGTTGAAAAATTGTCGTAGATAATAAGCATAGTCAAAACATGCAATAGAGCCACCGCGTTCGATTAGACTGTTACAGTGTATTAATATTTTTTTATTCATCAATTCGTTGAAATGCGAAATATGAATTGTTTACTGATTGGACTTTTTTATACCCGATATCTAAAAATGTTGTTTTGAGAATGTCCTCAGAGTCGGTGATCCAATAGTTTTTAATTTCTATTCTTTTGATATTATATCTTGACCACGGAAATTCTAAAACAATTTGTTCATCTATGCCTTCGGCGTTTAAAACAAGCCAATCTAGTTTTTGTAAGTTATACGAATCTAATAGATTATCTAGTGTAATTGTATTGACGTCAAACGACTTAATTTCTCCACCTTTTAAATTGTCATTGTCGATAACTTTTTGAATAATATAATCTATATTGATACTCGACGAATAATATTTTGGTAATTCTTTTGTTTGATAGTAGAAAGGAATCACAGGTTCGCTGATTGTTGAAGTAACAATAGCTTTATGTTCAACAAAAATATTAGAATAACTTGAATATCTTTGTTTAATTAACGGATGATGCAATGCATTCGGTTCGACGAAAATTCCTAATTTCACATCGTTGTAATTTTCTAAAATATATTTAGAAATATCATCGTTGGCATCATTGGTTCCAACTTGTACCACAGTGAATCCAGTTTTATTATTAATTTGATCTATTAAAAAATAATCATTTAAATGTTTGTGTTCGAAAATAATCTTGGGTAGTCGATCTCTTGGATATTTTTTTCTACTGCAAGGGATGTTATTAAAACACCATCCGGCATCTTCAATGAGATTATTATCTTTAAGAAATAAATTCGGAAAGTCAGAATTTTCTTGATCAAATTCGTATCCTTGTCTAATCTCTGAGAGATTGAATTTTTCTATATGAGATAACAAACAAACAAAACCCGACGCCCATAAAATAGGAGTTTGATTAAGCTGTTCGGCTTTAAAATTAGCTCCATCAACAAGAACAGCCATTGGAATTCTCAAAATACCAAACAGATTATTTTGAGCCATTATTGCGTAGTATTTTATGTAGGTAGGATCGATTATTTCGTATTCGTCAGTGACAAAGGCAATAGTAGTTTCGTCTATGCTATTGCTTAATGCATTTCTTTGAATAGTAATTCTTTCTTCGTTAGTGACCGCCCTAGGCAGATTTACTTTAACGATTTCAATTTTATCATCAGGTAAATTTAGTTTCTTGATTATCGAATCTAAAATAAAAGGTTTTGGTTTTCCGTCAATGTTTCTATCACCCTCAGAAATAATAAATTTGTCAACATGATCATATAACAATCTAATACGTAATTCTAGTAATTCGTTATTTCCGAGATAAGGAAAACAATTAACAATTTTCATAATTCGCCATTGATAAATTTTTCAAAAACAACCATTGGAGTTCTTAAAAGAAAAGCAGCATTATCTTGAAACCCAAATGTAATTAATAATTCATCAGAGTTCCATTTACACATACCAACAGCGAATTCAACATCGGCATCAAGAAAAGCAAAATCTTTAGAAGTTTTAACAATATTCCAATCTTGATCCCATACTATAAATCTATGTCGATATACACCATCTTTTCTACCTACCTCACTATTAAACAACATCACTTCGTGTGTAACAGTCATATACATATCGCCAAATTTTAGAACTTGGCTCCCACCTCTGAGGTCTCTTGGAAGATCGATTTGTTTTGTTAATGTAATCGTTTTACAACTTTGATCTTCGGGGTTAACTTGTACTACCTCGGTAGGGTTTGACCATTTTACATATGTATATGGTTGATCTAAAACAGGCATCCAATTTTTTTCGCAATAAGAATTAAGATCCTTGGGAGGAGGAATTCTAAATCGTGAAATTTCTTTTACATGGTCAGGTCTGACTATGATTTCACTTAGTTCCATTCGGCCTTGTCCATTGGTCGTAGTATCTCGACGTACTCCACTAATATATAATTTTCCATCCCACCGAAAAATTCGGGCATCTTCCAATCCTACGAAATCCCATTGGGGTTCATATGTATCAAATAGACTGGTATCTATTTTATTATATCTTGTTATTTCAAATTGATCATTTAATTCAAGATAATAATTATCTGTTCGAAGATGCATATCGTTTTCGGGATGTATATAAGTCAGTGGTCCCCAAGGATGTTGAAAAAGTTTTTCTTCGCTGTGATAAAAAGTATAGTTTACATGACGAAGATTAACTAATAGTTTTCCGTTATCATTGAAGATGCTAGGATTCATTAATCCGGTGCCACGTGTGATTGACGAAGGAATGATCAATGGATGTATAGAACCGCCATGATCGATTACAAGTTTTGCAAAATTGTCCATAGATTGATTTATGTTAAGAGTAGTATTTAACTACAAAAGTGTGGTAAAAGTAAAATATTTAGAATGAGCAGGCATATCGATCCCACCAATCTTGCCAATTGATATAGGGATCTCTATGTTGTTCGAATTGCATATGCAGTGCTAGACTGGGAATAGGATTAAATCTAGTTACATGATTTTTCCAAATTTGACAAATAGTTTCTTGTTCGGATTTAGATGTTTGTCCTGGTTTATGATCTTGCCAAGGAACATAATAGGTAGCTAAATCATAAAAATGATGCCAGTATTTTCTAACTATTTCTGGACTACACATAAATGTTCCGGTAGTATTAGGACCAGTTTTCCAGTGACGACGAGTTCCTCTTACTAATACACTGGGACCTAGCCATGGCGGTTCGTATTCTTCAACTGCATCATACGGAAACATAGCTACTTCGTTATTTAACTTTGATTTAAAATAAAGATAATTCTCTACCATTTCGGATATAGCCGATTCACAATGCAAATAATCATCTTCAACAGAATAAACTAGATCTGCTGTACTGTCATGACAAAGTTCAAATTGTTTTAGACAGCTATAATTATTTCCTGACTGATCCAAATGAATTAATTTGTAAGGAAATCGACAGTGTGTTAAGGATTCTTTCAGATCGTTGACAAAACTGTCGGAACTATGATCATCGGATACTATAAGTTGGACAGTTCCTCTGAACTGATTCAATGATCGAATCAATGATCGAGTGCAACCTAATGCCAATGTTGATTTAGAAAAATTGCAATATCTTTCTGCACCAGCATGAACATTAGATGCATCATGAGTCCTTAAAAAGATTTCTATTTTCATCGGATAAAATTTCGAAATTCTCGAAGATCAGGCATAGGATATTCTTTTGGTATAGATAGTAAATTATTTCCTACTGTAATAAAATTATATTTTTCTTTTGAAAGATATTGCTCTAATTGATCTTTAATTGAAATTCGATTATCAGAGTATTCAACTAGAATTACGGGATTAAATTTTTTTATCGTGTTAGTTGCTCCGTGCAGAATTTGCAAATCCATACCCTCGGCATCAATCTTTAAAAGATTTAATTTTTGAATATTATATTTTTCTATAAATGTATCAAGTCGATAAACATCAACGACAATTTTTCTTCCGCTGGTATTTGATATTTTATTTTCAATTAAACTAAAAATTCCAAAATCATTTGGTTTGCTATAGTCAGGTTCGTCGACAGTTATAGTTTTATCCTCGCCTCCGAAAGCAATATTATAAGGATGACAGTTGTGTAAGTTATTAATAGCTAAATTACCACATAAAATTTTGTACACATCCTCTTGTGGTTCGAAACAATATATTTGAGTAGATTCTAGAATATTTCCAATTAATGTAGTTATTGTTCCTATATTTGATCCTATATCAAACATCACCGGATCTTTAAAAGACTCTAACATTCTTAAACAGATAAATGCTTCAACTGTGTCACAATTTCCGTGATCTAACAACCATTGTCCGTGTCCGATCAATTCGTTGTTATCACCAACAAAATAATCAAATCTGTTGACTATCATCAATCCGTGATCGGTACTGACGAGAATATTACGTCTAGATTTGTTTCCGATAATCATTAACAAATTAAATTTTATTTAAAAGATGTGAACAACGGCCGGGTTTATGAACACGAACAAACATCGACACAGTTTCAGCTACATTAGATTTTGTATTAAGTGCTATATTTAATTGTTTGTGCCCGATCATTCCTTCGTTCAATAATTCTTTCCATTGATGGATTAAATTATACTCTACATCAAGTAATTCTAAATCTACATTATGATAGATACCGTAAGTAGAATCGCTTATATTATTTTGTATAGAATTCCAATTTATAGTTTGGTCAAACATTCGAATAGTTTTTTCGGTTATAACTCTGACATGAGTATAATCGTCCCAAAAAAGGTCACAGCGATGATGAGGGACTCGAATAAACCATTCAGCATCGGGTTTACTTACTCGATACATCTCTTTGATGATGTTAGTAAATACTTTCGGATCCTGTCCTAAATGCTCTAATATGTTATCGGCATTAATTTTTTCAAAAAAATTATCTTGGTAAGGCCAAGGTGTTTGTTCAAAATCTAAAACTTGATCGGGATTACATTTGGGTTCTATGTCTACGTTCCAAAAAGAGTTTAATTTTTTAAAACCACATCCCATATTTAATTGTGTTTGTTCGGGAATCATATTCAAATCCAAGCGTTCCAAAAAATTTCTCGATTATATTGTTCATACAACTCTAAACCTAAATATTCGACTGGATTAACAGTTGATTTAACTACCGATTCTTTTATTTTATGAAGATTAGGTAATCCTTGTGCATAATGATTATAGTGTTCGTCTTGAACGATTTTTTCAAAATTATGTTCAAAATAAGGAAATTTAAAAAAATCATAAATTCTTTTCATCTGAGTTCTTGGACTATTACAAAATCGATTATAATCTATAAACAACATTCTATTTAGATATCCCATAACAATAGCATCTTGTAAATTTCTATGACTCAGACCGAGAGGGCCATCTGGACTTGAATAATAAAATGCTCGTGATGCGATAGAGGATTTTTCTCTAAGTTCTCTGTCGGGCAGTATATTGTATAAAGGATTTTCTCTTCTTATTCGTTCAAACGAAGTTAAAATTTCTGCTGGATTTCTAACACACACTATCATTTTTACTTCTTTTTGTGTGAAAGCTTCGATTAGACCGATTATAGGAATCCATCCCCGATCTTTATCAAATACAATATTTTTTTCTAAATGAGAATAATAGCCTTGTAACATACCATTTAATAACCCTTGTTTATTTTCTAAGTTATTGTACTCATCGACTGTTTCGATAGTATGCCAATTATGATGAACTGTACTAATTAGTGTAGCCAAGGCACTAACAGATTCCCCATGAATTTTATCGTTTTGTTTCAAAAGATTTGCAATTAAAGTGCTTCCGCTACGTGGCAATCCAGATATAAAATAAATTTCTTTCATCAATGACTCATAAAGTTTAAAACTTTATGTATGATAATAACATAAGATTAAAAATTTTTATTTAAATCGTCATTTATTTTAATAAAAGTTTCCGACCAATCTCCGAATTTAGTTTGTCTATAAATTTTAGTATTAGTACCATACCATGGTGAATGCTCGTTACCATGTGCCCATACATGATATGGCAAAATTGGTACTATGACCCATGTTTTTTTACCCATAGCTCCTGACAGATGTGCGATACTTGTACAAGAACTAATAACTAAATCGAGATTTTCTATGCAGGCAGCAGTATCATCCCATGTTTCTAATTGATGTTGTAGATCGATTATTTCTTCAGGCAATTCTCTTAGATCGTTGTCTCTCTGTAAACTATAAAATTGAATATTTTTATATTTTTTGCATAAATTTATTAAATTATCAGCCGGAAAAGTCCTAAATTGTTGATGCTCAAATTTGGGATTTCCACTCCATCGAATTCCTACTCGAAACTTTCGATCGGTTTTTAAAATTTTTTTCCATTTAAGAACATATGTTGGATCTGAAAAAATATACGGTTGATTTGGTAACGAATCGAATGTATGCCCAAAAAGCCACCCGCAACTAAATCCAGGAATCCAATAATCAAATCTTGTATTTGATATTTCGGTATACTCTATACATTTGAAACATCCTGGTATTCTCTTAAAGAGACAATGTATATCTGGAGTGCAAGCTAAAATAGCTTTACCGCCACGATTTTCTACATCAATGGCAAATCTAGAACTAATAATTTGATCTCCGTACCCAGCTTCTAGATTAATCAAAACTACTTTGTTTTTTAAGTCTTGATATCTCCAAATTGGTTTATTAGTTTTAAGGGGCGGACTTCCATAAACATCAAGGAATCTTCCATTTTCGAGACAACGATAACCTTCCTGAAATTGCCCCCGATGAATTAAAAACCATCCACGATTAAATTTTCCACGTGGATTGTTTGGATCGGTTCGTTCGATTTCTTCTGCGATTTGCCATCCTTCCTCAAATCTTCCTCGAATCATTAAATTTAGTTCTTGATCGATTAAATGCATAATGAAATTTAATTTTGAAAAACATAATTTTATATAGATTTATATATCTTGTCTACCTAACCATTGTCGACAACCAAAAGAAATCTCGCTCCATTTTTTAACACCAGATCCGATTTGCACCGGACTGCATCTGCAAATTGTAGTTCCATCACCGAGGATTCCAAACTCATTTGATCCCCAAGCATATAGATCTCCGGTGTTAGTTATAGCTGCACTTCTCGCAATATCACGTCTCGTTGAAGGAAGAATCGACCAATTAGTGTTTGCTCCTATTTGCACCGGGCTACATGTTGTGGTTGTTGTCCCAACACCTACTTGCCCGCCCGCATTACAACCCCATCCCCATAAAGTTCCGTCGGATCTTATGGCATGAACAATAACAGTTCCTGCTGAAACAGCCGACCATGAATTAGTTCCTATTTGCACCGGACTAGACCGATGTGTTAAACCTGTGAAAGTATTATCTCCAATTGCTCCGCAATTGAATCCCCAAGTAAACAAAGCACCATCGGACCTTATAGCTGCCGAAAAGTCACATCCCGCTGAAATTGCTGACCAACTAGAAGATCCCACAGAAACCGGCGAACAGCAAAGTAAAGTTGTGGTTCCTTGACCTAATTGTCCACACCCATTTTGACCCCAACCCCATAAAGTTCCAGTTGAGGAAACAGCAAGACTATGATAGACACCGGCCGCAACACGATTCCACGTACCACTTCCTATTTGTACCGGACTAGATTTGGAAACTATAGTCTGATCACCAAGTTGCCCGCCAAAGATACAATTGTTGGATCCCCATGCAAATAAGTTTCCGCCCGATCTAATAGCTAAACTGTGCCATTGTCCAGCCGAAATAGCCGTCCATTGACTAGTTCCTACCTGTGTCGGCGAAGATCGGTCCAATATATCATTTAACCCTAGTTGTCCATCGGCATTGTAACCCCAAGACCATAATGTTCTATCACCTCTAATAGCTAAAAAGTGATTTGCTCCAGAAGCTACAGCTGACCAACTAAGAGATCCCATTACAGTAGGTGATGATCGGACACAGTTAGATACTACTGCAATGGGATCTCTTAAACAAATTGTGGTAGTGTCTTGAGCAGCACAAAATCTCCATCCTTGTCCCAATTGACCTGGTGGCCCTCCCCACGAATACAATCTTAAATCGCTCTGAATCCCATAAAATGAACATTGAGAATTTCCCGCCATTATGGCATTATTATTTGTGGTTTTCCATGCTGCACTTCCTATTTGTACCGGACTACTAGGAACAAGAATATTTTTTACAGTCGGGCAAAAGACGTTACCTCGCCATTGAAATAAGCTACCGGTTGTTGTAACACCAAACACACCTGCAGCACAAGTTGCATTGATTACACACCAGGTACCTGCTCCAACTTGTGTTGGACTTGATCGATCAAGGTTGTCGTTGAAAGGTAATTGGCCTCCTGCTCCCCACCCCCATAATGTATTGTCACTGCGTATTGCGTATGAAACTCTGGGGCCGGCCGCTATAGCAGACCATGACGAAGTACCTATTTGAGTAGGAGAAACTGTTTCAACTAAAACACGTGGAGTACGTTGTCCTAGTGACGGATAATACGGAACCGCCGCTGACGCACCATCTCCCCACGCATATAAAATTTCGCATTGATTGGTTATTGTACAACACTGCACAGCCATACTTGTGAACAGCCCAGCTGCAACATTACCCCAAGAAGTAGCACCAGCACAAATTAGTACCGGACTAGCTCTTGATGTGGCAGTAGAATCTCCCAATTGACCCACAATGTTACAACCCCACGACCATAAAGCACCACCACTTTTTACTGCTAAATTGTGATTAGCTAAATGAGCAGAGATTCTTCCGGTCCATACTCCTGAAATAACAACCGGACTAGATCTAGTTACAGAATCACCGTTACCCAATTGTCCTTGATTATTACATCCCCAGGATGTTAACCCGCCATTACAAGCAGCTAGTGCATGAGCAACTCCTAAACTTATATCAGTCCACCCTTGGGTTACTCCAACTTGAATAGGACTAGATTTTGAAATAGTAGTAGAATCTCCCAATTGTCCTTGAGTATTAAACCCCCAAATAAATAATTCACCGGTTGCCAATGCAGGAGCACCTCTTATCGCAGCTCCTGTACAATTTCCTGCTTCAACGACACACCAAGTTGTTCCACTACCTATCTGAACTGGAGATATAGCAAATTGACAGGTAGTCGAAGCAGCACCAATTCCTAACTGACCTCCGTTATTTTCTCCCCACGCCCATAACGTGTTTCCTAATTTAATACCAAGACTAAATCTAGCACCGGCCGAGACTGCTATCCAAGAATCATTTGATACTCTAACCGGATTTATAACTCCGGTACCTGCCATAACTGGTGAAGCAATTGAAGTAACTAAACTATTATTTCCAAAAACTGGTGTACATATAAATGTGGGATTTGTTCCGCCGCCACAACTATTACCCCAAACCCACAATGTATTATCGCCTCTTATTGCAAAAGATCGGTTCCATCCTGATTCTACCATTATCCAACAAGAAGTGCCTACAGCAACGGGACTGCATCTACTTGTTGAAGTACCATCACCGAGATGCCCGCAAGAATTATCTCCCCATGCCCATAAACGTCCACCTGTTGTACTAATTGCATGACTTATTCCGTTAAGACCCCCGCCTGCCGAAATAGCTAGCCAGGAACCAGCAACTTGAACAGGACTACTTTGATTAATAGTACTACCATTACCTAATCTGCCACTGCCATTTCCTCCCCACGCCCATAAAGTGCCATTATTTCTAAGAGCCACTGTATGACACAGACCTGAACAAACCGCCGACCAAGACGAAGTACCAATTTGTTGTGGACTCGATCTATTAGTTGTAACTCCGTTTCCTAATCGACCAAGTCCTCCGCATCCCCAACTAAAAATTTCTCCAGTGGTCAGAATTGCAGTCGTAAAACCATCCCCGGCACTTATTCGACACCAGGTACCTGATCCGATTTGGACCGGGCTGGATTGATTAGTTGTACTATTATTTCCTAATTGTCCCTCAAAGGAATACCCCCATGCAAATAAATTTCCGCCAAGACGAATAGCAAGTGAATGAGCACCAAATGTTTGCTGGCCTGTTGCCACAGCAGTCCAAGACGAAGTACCAACTTGAGTTGGGCTAGATCGATTAATAGTATCGTTTAGTCCCAACTGACCATAAAGATTACATCCCCATGTGAATAGTGCTCCGTCACTGCGAATCGCAAGTTGTGCCCCGTGTAATCCTCCAGATATTGCAGTCCACGACGAAGTACCGACTTGTACTGGATCTACTCGACCCCCATTGAGACAATTAAGTCCAAGCTCACCGACACAATTAGCTCCCCAAACCCACAATTTATTATCAAAATCTAAGGCCAGTACTATATTGCCGACACTTCTGTTTTGTACACATTTCCATCTTCGATTTAGACCCAATTCTCCACAATCTCCTCGACCCCATGCAAACAATGAAGAAAATTGGTCGATCGCTAATCCATGCCAGCTTCCTAAGGAAACAACATTAAAACATCTATCATTTACTATGGCATGCATTGAATTTTTTTGGGCGAACAACAATCCATTGTCTAGAGTAGTACTATATCGGCAATGACATCTTCCTGTTGCGAAACACGGATCGCACCCGGCGGTTGATAAAAATCCACTGCTAGCACCACTGGTTGGATTTAGTATTGAAGCAATAGCATATCTACCAGCAGCTATAGTGCGAGTAGTAGAACTTACTGAACAAGTATTAACAGGTCTTCCGACCGGGTGTTGTCTATTGACACCTAATTCCCAACATCCATTACTACCCCAGGCATATAATCTTCCGAGAGTGTCAAGAGCCAATGAATGTCCATCAACCCAACAGATTTCACCAGTTACTGGCCCAGTGGAAATTCTTGACCAATTGGTACAATTGCTTATCTGAACCGGGCGATCGCAGCAACCAGGAGTCGTGGAAAACCCTCCGCAATCGATCCCGGATCCACTATTTCTTGCACCCCCCCATCCCCATAAAGTACCGTTATTTGCTATCGCAAGTCCGATAAATGCACCTGCTGCCACTGCGGTCCAGGAACCGGTGCCAACAGTTATTTGAACCGGACTTGATCTATTAGTAGTAATCGATAATCCGGCTCTTCCGCAAAGTCCACATCCCCATCCCCATAAAGTTCCGTCGGCTCTTATTGCGGTTGCAAAACCATCTCCAGCATCGACTGCGGTCCAAGAATTAGTTCCTATTCTAACTGGAGCCTCAAACCCAACAGGAGGAAAAATTCCGCTTGCTGCCTGATTCTGACCGAGTTGACCGGCTACTTCTCTTCCCCACGAATAAAGTCCCAATTCGGTCGATGTAATTCCAAAAAAAGTGCCATTTAGATCGTCGCTAGCAATAGCTGTCCATGATCTTATAGTTCCCGATTGTGGTTGAGCGGGAATTGGTTGCACTCCCCAAGTATGCAAATAACATCTAGTCCCGGCGGCCACCGAAGAAGCACCTTTCATCAATAATTTTTCAACTAACATCACTTGGCTCCGTTGGCCATTGCACTTGATTTATTTCTGTGATAGTAGATGGAAGATCTCTTAATTCTTGTCTATATACTTTCCAAGCAGTTTTCCAAGATTCTGATTTTCCTTCTTGGACATCGGGCATTTGAGTCCAATCAGATTCTTTTAATTTATAATCGCGAAGATGTCGAGTAGTGGTTAAAAAAGAAAGAAATGAATCAAATTTTAGATCTTCAATTTCTTTAGCAGTAAAATTTCTTATTATAGGGGTTTCGATTACTTCGTTATCGGATATTTCATAATGATAAGATTCAACAGTAGATAAATTTGTATCAATATCGATCTGCACTTTTCTTACGGGATACCATCCTCTTTCTTTTAACCAAGATAAATTGTTTTCAGATAAATTAAAACCAACGTAGGATTCTGTTTCGGTTTCCCAATATGTCGGTAGAGATTCAAAATATTGTTTAATCTCACCATTTTCGATGTATACCCAGTTTGCCATATCTATATTTATTATTTAGAATCTAACATACTGGCTACTGCACGCCAATTTGTACCACCATCATCGGTTATAAAAACTAAAACATCTGTTCCTGATGCAGTTAAAGTAGGAGCAGATCCGCCAGCCCAGCGTGTATTGGGAAATGTTTGAGTTCCTGACCCACCATTTACCAACTCTAAAATAAACCCGCAGGCAGTTCCTGATGAGGCCGGATTACTAAAGGTCCAGGAAACAGCACCACTGGATGTTGCAGTAAAATAATTAGCATTGGCCAAATTAGCTGTAGCGGTACCCGAAACAGTACCCAATGCTGATACAGTTAATCGATAATCGGTGAATCTTGGTTGAGTAACTGCGGTACTACCAAATGAAGCACCATTACTAAAGGTAATCGTGCCGCTAGCCGTATCTGCTACATCATTACGAAGAAAAAATGTTAAGTTACCGTCCATTTCGGCACCGGTTATGGACACACCACCCTTATTGGAATAGGTCCCATCCGGTGCCGCAGTATTATATAGATAAACAGTACCCATCTTGTCTCCTTGAGATTCGAATTCTATACATATTTATTTTTATTTTTATTTCGCTGAGCCATGATGTATTCTAAATACGAATCGATTTTTTTCTGCCAATTTTCTTCTATTTCGGGATTTACTATACCACATTTGTAACTGTTTAATGCTCGATTCATCCAATTTTTTGGATCATCAACATTAAAAAGATACTTGTTTACGTGATAAAAGCTACCTTGCTCGACTTTGTTATAAACATCGATAGGTTCAATTCGCTTATCTAAGGCTACAGCATACACAGCCGACTCACTCATATGACTGGTAAAAATTACTTCACTGTCAATTAAAATCGAATACATATCGAGGTCTCTTTCTAAAACATTTTTAGATCCAAATAAATCTCTTAATTCTCCAACTAATTGATGTGTGGTTAATGGGTGAGGTTTAAAATAAACATCGTCATCATATCTATTTCGAACCCATCGTAATTTGTTTAAACAGATACGCTCCTTGAGCTTATTTGATCCTACTAATACTACTAAAGCTTCTCGAGCTTGAATATTGTGACCGGTTTCGATATGAGTATACTTATTACTTTGCCCTTCTAGAATTCGATGTCGAAAATATTCCATCCAATCGACTTTAACATCGCAATTATCATCATAGGCATCTTGTATCTGTCGTACTCGATGCTCTTGCTGTAACGGATGCATCATAAAAGAATGAGCCCATTCGGTATAATTCAATGTTTTAAAATACGGTAATTCGTTGGCGATAACATCATAACTGACTTCGATTTTATATTTTTCTATGGTTTTTAGAAAATATTTTTCTACATCTTTTAAATGATATAAACTGGCATTTTTTTGAATATCCCCAATCCGATCTTTCATTGAGGTTTTGTTGAACATATCCATATGTATAATTTCCTATTCGATTAAATTTGGTTATTGTACCATTGATCACTGTATATATCAAAGATTTATTTTGATTAAAGATTTTAAAAATTATTGATAGAAATTAGTGGTTCTTGTAGTAGTCCAACTGGTCGTTGTACTGAAAGTGGTATTGAAACTTGTAGACCAATTGGTTGTCCAATTTGTAGTCCATGTTGTGGTCCAATTAGTGGTAGTGCTAAAGGTAGTGCCAAAAGTAGTAGTTGTACTAAATGTGGTGTTAAAGGTAGTGGTAGTACTAAAGGTTGTAGTCCAATTTGTAGTCCATGTGGTATTTGTACTAAACGTTGTATTCCATGTTGTTGTAGTACTGAAACTAGTTGACCAGGTTGTGGTAGTACTAAAGGTAGTGTTCCACGAAGTAGTCCAAGTTGTAGTAGTACTAAATGAAGTATTAAATGTTGTAGTAGTACTAAACGAAGTACTAGCACTAGTTGACCACGTTGTAGTAGTACTGAAGGTAGTGTTCCAGTTTGTAGTCCAATTTGTAGTCCAGTTAGTTGTCCAGGCACTAGTCCAAGTTGTAGTAGTACTAAATGTAGTATTCCAATTGGTTGTTGTGTTTATTGAGGTGCTAAAACTAGTACTCCAAGTTGTAGTAGTACTGAAGGTAGTGTTCCAGTTTGTGGTCCAATTTGTAGTCCAACCAGTTGTCCAGCTAGTACTCCAAGTTGTGGTGGTACTAAAGGTTGTATTGAATACGGTTGTAGTAGTTCGATTAGTACTAAAACTAGTGTTCCAAGTTGTGGTGGTGCTGAATGTTGTGTTGAATACGGTTGTAGTATTCACACTGGTACTAAAACTGGTACTCCAAGTTGTGGTGGTGCTGAAGGTAGTATTCCAATTAGTAGTCCAATTTGTAGTCCACCCAGTTGTCCAACTAGTACTCCAAGTTGTAGTGGTACTGAATGTTGTATTAAATGATGTTGTAGTATTAAAACTGGTGCTAAAACTAGTGCTCCAAGTTGTAGTGGTACTGAATGTAGTATTCCAACTTGTGGTCCAATTAGTTGTCCAGTTAGTTGTCCAATTAGTTGTCCAGTTAGTTGTGGTACTAAATGTTGTGTTGAATGCGGTTGTAGTGGTGCGACTAGTACTAAAACTGGTATTCCATGTAGTTGTAGTACTAAATGTTGTATTGAATACGGTTGTAGTATTAAAACTAGTACTAAAACTGGTTGTCCAAGTTGTTGTAGTACTAAAGGTTGTATTGAATACAGTTGTAGTATTTACACTGGTGCTAAAACTGGTACTCCAAGTTGTGGTGGTACTGAATGTTGTGTTCCAATTGGTGGTCCAGTTTGTAGTCCAACTAGTTGTCCAGCTGGTACTCCAAGTTGTGGTGGTACTGAATGTTGTATTAAATGATGTTGTAGTATTACGACTAGTACCAAAACTAGTATTCCAAGTAGTTGTAGTACTAAAGGTTGTATTGAATACAGTTGTAGTATTCACACTAGTACTAAAACTAGTTGTCCAAGTTGTAGTGGTACTAAATGTAGTATTCCAACTTGTTGTAGTACTAAAAGTAGTATTCCAGCTTGTAGTCCACGTAGTTGCAGTAGTAAAAGTTGTAGTCCAGTTCGTGGTCCAATTTGTATTCCAAGAGGTAGTCCAGTTCGTGGTCCAGGAGGTAGTAGTATTTTGACTAGTACTCCAAGTTGTGGTGGTACTAAATGTAGTACTCCAATTGGTAGTCCAATTTGTGTTTAAAGAAGTTGTCCAAGTAGTTGTTAAATTTGTAGCAGTGCTAAATGTTGTATTAAATGCAGTTGCGGTAGTAAATGTAGTATTCCAACTTGTGGTCCAAGTTGTAGAAGTCGTAAAACTTGTAGTCCAGACCGTAGTAGTACTAAAAGTTGTATTCCACGACGTGGTGGTGTTAATAGAAGTACTAAATGTAGTGCTTCGAGAAGCATTGGCTACTACGTAATTACTTGGATTAAAATAATTAGCAGGATCAATGTAATTATTCCATGTAGTGGTCCAAGAGGTTGTCCAAGTTGTAGAAGTCGTAAAACTTGTAGTCCAGGTCGTAGTGGTACTAAAAGTAGTATTCCAACTAGTTGTAGTATTCACATTGGTACTAAAACTAGTCGTCCAAGATGTTGTAGTATTAAAACTAGTAGTCCACGTCGTTGTGGTGTTGAATGATGTGCTAAATGTTGTATTAAACGAAGTTGACCGATTAGTACTAAAACTGGTACTCCAACTTGTTGTAGTACTAAATGTTGTATTGAATGATGTTGTAGTATTAAAACTAGTACTAAATGTTGTGTTAAATGCGGTACTAAAATTAGTGCTAAAACTTGTAGTCCAAGAAGTTGTAGTGTTAATACTGGTACTAAAATTAGTAGTCCAAGTTGTAGTAGTACTAAAAGTAGTAACCCACGTTGTAGTAGTACTAAAAGTAGTATTCCAACTTGTGGTCCAAGTGGTAGTAGTATTCTGACTAGTGCTCCAAGTGGTTGTAGTACTAAAAGTAGTATTCCAATTGGTAGTCCACGATGTGGTAGTATTCTGACTGGTACTCCAGGTTGTAGTAGTACTAAAAGTAGTATTAAAACTAGTACTGAAAGTGGTACTTCGATTAGTGCTGAAACTAGTCGACCAAGTCGTGGTAGTACTAAAGGTAGTATTCCAATTAGTAGTCCAAGTGGTAGTAGTAGTCTGACTGGTACTCCAAGTTGTAGTGGTACTAAAAGTAGTATTCCAGTTTGTGGTCCAAGTGGTGGTAGTAGTCTGACTGGTACTCCAGGTTGTGGTAGTACTAAAAGTAGTATTCCAATTAGTCGTCCACGACGTGGTAGTATTCTGACTAGTGCTCCAAGTGGTTGTAGTACTAAAAGTAGTATTAAAATTGGTGCTAAAAGTAGTATTAATACTGGTAGCGAAAGTAGTTGACCAAGTCGTGGTAGTACTAAAAGTAGTATTCCAGTTTGTGGTCCAAGTGGTAGTAGTAGTCTGACTGGTACTCCAAGTTGTAGTAGTACTAAAAGTAGTATTAAAACTAGTACTGAAAGTGGTACTTCGATTAGTACTGAAACTAGTCGACCAAGTCGTGGTAGTACTAAAGGTAGTATTCCAATTAGTAGTCCAAGTGGTGGAAGTAGTCTGGCTAGTACTCCAAGTGGTTGTAGTACTAAAAGTAGTATTCCAATTGGTAGTCCAAGTGGTAGTAGTAGTCTGACTGGTACTCCAAGTTGTAGTGGTACTAAAAGTAGTATTAAAACTAGTACTAAAAGTGGTACTTCGATTAGTGCTGAAACTAGTTGACCAAGTCGTGGTAGTACTAAAGGTAGTATTCCAATTAGTAGTCCACGTTGTAGAGGTACTTTGACTGGTATTCCACGTCGTGGTAGTACTAAATGTAGTATTAAATGCAGTTACAATATTGGTGCTAAACGAAGTACTAAAATTAGTAGACCAGGTTGTAGTAGTACTAAAAGTAGTATTCCAATTGGTGGTCCACGTTGTTGAAGTACTTTGACTAGTGCTCCAACTAGTAGTAGTGCTGAATGTAGTACTTCGACTAGTGGACCACGTTGTAGTTGTACTAAATGATGTGTTCCATGACGTAGTTGTGCTAGCACTTGTTGACCACGTTGTATTAGTGCTAAAAGTAGTGCTTTGACTAGTCGACCAAGATGTTGTAGTGCTTTGACTAGTCGACCAAGATGTTGTAGTGCTTTGACTAGTTGACCAAGATGTTGTAGTATTTTGATTGGTAGTTAATGTAGTACTTTGTTGAGTAGAGAATGTTGTAGTATTAGTAGTGTTCCAAGTAGTTGAAGTAGAATAGGTAGTACCGACACTGGTCTGCCATTCATAAATCGGTAAAAAACCAAATACACCAGTCATGCAAAGTTTCCGATGTAATTTACTAGTATTGTGCTTGCATCAACAACATAGTAAGCTAACACCGAAAGACTATTTGCAGTTGTAACTTGTACAATCGAAGCTCCGCCTAGCGGAGTTTTCATTTCGGTAGCTTTTGTAAATGACCATCCGCCAGTACTATTTTGTTTAATAACAATGTTGCCAGAACTACCAATTTTATCGGCAACATTAGAAACTGTAAAAGATGTATTTTGGGTCATTGTTATATAAAAATGGTCATACGACCCAAAATCTAAATTAGTTGTTGCTCCACTAACTGTAATACTTTGTTGTGCCGTTGAAATAGCATTTGCTCTTAATGCACCAGTGTTGGCATTAAATTTGAATTTAGTTATAGAAACTTTAGCAGTTGAATTAATACCTTGAGTAGCTACCATTACTGGATACAGTAAAGTGGTAGATGAATCGTCTACTGCAAAAATATCGGTAGAAGGTCCAGTTATTCCCTGGGTGCCTTGTATACCTTGAGCACCAGTGGTACCTTGAATTCCCTGTGTTCCCTGTATGCCCTGAGCACCAGTAGTACCTTGAATTCCCTGTCTTCCCTGTTGTCCAGTTATACCCTGTGTCCCCTGTATACCCTGAGCACCAGTGGTACCTTGTATACCTTGAGCACCAGTGATACCTTGTATACCTTGAGCACCGGTGGTTCCTTGAATACCCTGTTGTCCAGTTATACCCTGTTGTCCAGTTATACCCTGTGTTCCCTGTATACCTTGTTGTCCAGTGGTACCTTGAATACCTTGAGCACCGGTGGTTCCTTGAATACCCTGTTGTCCAGTAGTGCCTTGAGTGCCTTGAGTGCCTTGAATACCTTGTGTTCCTTGTATACCCTGTGCACCGGTGGTTCCTTGTGTTCCCTGCGTCCCCTGTATGCCCTGTGCACCAGTGGTTCCTTGTGTTCCTTGAATACCCTGGGCACCAGTGGTTCCTTGTGTTCCTTGTATACCCTGTGCACCGGTGATTCCTTGTGTTCCTTGAATACCCTGTGCACCGGTGGTTCCTTGTGTTCCTTGTATACCCTGTGCACCGGTGGTTCCTTGTGTTCCTTGTATACCCTGTGCACCGGTGGTTCCTTGTGTTCCCTGCGTTCCCTGTATGCCCTGTGCACCGGTGGTTCCTTGTGTTCCTTGAATACCCTGGGCACCGGTGGTTCCTTGTGTTCCTTGAATACCCTGAGCACCATCTGTCCCCTGTATTCCCTGTATCCCTTGAGCACCAATGGTACCTTGTATACCCTGTGCACCAATGGTACCTTGTGTTCCTTGTATACCTTGTGTTCCCTGAGCACCATCTTGACCATAGGCGTATAGTGCGGCTGTAAAGAATGTTCCGTTTGCACTGCCATTAATATTCTGCGATGTTGTGTTACCGGTATATGCAGTAACTTCGACATAATCAGTTGTACCATTGAGGTAAGCTATTGTATCTATCGATTGTCCATAACCTGATCCAGTTACTATTTGAGCTTGGTCAATTGCAAGTTGTGTCGAACCATTTTTTCTAAACTGAATGTTTGTTTGATTGTTTGTAACTGCACCTGCATCCCACCAGACCTGAGCGTATATACTGTAGTAACCAGCAACTGTTGGCTTAAACTGATTAGATGTGAACCACCCTTGCGGATCAAAATCGTCTATGAATGTAACAACAGTATCAGTATCATAACTTATTGTTTGAGCAGAACCGTCTTTTACGGCTCGCATTACATAGGTACCCGGTGTTAGCATGCCTCCGTCGGTACCTTGTATACCTTGTGTCCCCTGTGACCCTTGTATACCCTGTGTTCCTTGTATACCTTGAGCACCAGTGGTGCCTTGTACACCCTGTGTCCCTTGTATACCCTGAGTACCGGTGGTTCCTTGTATGCCTTGATCACCAGTGATACCTTGAATTCCCTGTGTTCCTTGTGTGCCCTGTGTTCCTTGTATACCTTGAGCACCAGTGATACCTTGAAGACCTTGTGTTCCTTGTATTCCTTGCGTACCTTGTGTACCTTGAATACCTTGAATACCGGTTTCTCCCTGTATACCCTGAGTACCCTGTATACCTTGTCCAGTTAATCCCTGTATACCTTGTAATCCCTGTGTTCCTTGTAATCCCTGTTCGCCGGTAGTACCTTGAATTCCTTGTCGTCCCTGTACACCTTGAGATCCACGTGGTCCCTGTATACCTTGTGTTCCCTGTAATCCCTGTTCGCCAACAGCACCTTGTACACCTTGTTGACCAATAATACCCTGTGTACCTTGTATGCCTTGCGGGCCTAGGTCCCCGGTATAACCTTGTATACCTTGATTTCCTTGTACCCCTTGTGGGCCGGAATCTCCTCTATTACCGCTAACAGCAAAAGTAATAACAACAGCACTGGAATTTGACCAAGAGGTCGCATTATCGGATAGATATGATATCGGGACCGTAAACCATCCGGTATTATTGGTTATTACGTTTGTGATCGAATAAAAAACGAAATCGTTTGGATCACTTAATAAAGATATTTTAATATAACCTTTAATATCCGAATTACTATCATTAATAGTTTGCATGAAACTACTAATATTATTCGAATCTCCGTCGAGTTCGTCTATGTATAAACTCGATGCCGATGAGAATGTCCCGGGATTTAATTTAAGATTTCCTGCCCCAGGATCAGAATTTGTCGTTGCAGTCAAGTATGTGAAATCAAAGCTAGCACCACCGAATTCTCCAGTTTCACCCTTTTCGCCTGTAGTACCTTGAATTCCCTGTCTTCCCTGTAACCCCTGTGTGCCTTGTAATCCTTGATTACCCCTCAATCCTTGTATACCTTGAGCACCGGTGGTTCCCTGTGTACCCTGAGATCCTTGTATACCTTGCGGTCCTTTAATTGAACCTGCATCGGACCAACTGGATCCTCCCCAAACCCATAAATGACCGTCAATTTCGGTTATGTAACCATCTCCGATAGATCCAGTATAGGAATTTGGATAACCTGGCAAATCGCCAGGTTCATATACACTACCCTGAATAGTTACAGAAGTACCGTCATTTCCACGAAGACCTTGTGTTCCTTGAATACCTTGAATGCCCTGTGGACCTTGTAAACCTTGTGTTCCTTGAATACCTTGAGCACCAGTTGACCCTCGAATAACTGCAAAAAATAATTCATGCCCGTCGCTAAATCCAGTTGTACCGGTGCCGCCGGAATCAACTAAGGTAACAGGAAAAGTCCAATAACTAGTTGCAGTTCCGGGATTAGTATTAGTTGGAGTATTCGAAATTTGCCAAACTTGATAATTTGAACTTACATTACGGTCTTGCAAAATAAATTGTTCAGTAACAACCATTGTGGCAAGAATACGATCTATGTCCGTTATGTCTTCGGTAAGATGACTAATTATTATATTTCCGGCACTAGTTTGAGTGGCATTATCCCATAAAATATATCCATCTCCGGGATAGCCCGAAGTTGCTGTTGTTTTGGCAACATAATAAAATAAACTCGATGAAGGCCCGATCGTTCCTTGAATTCCTTGTCTGCCTTGTAAACCTTGTGTTCCTTGAATACCTTGAGTGCCGATTGCAACAATTGATTGAGTTCCGTTGTCCTGTTTAATAAACAATTTTCCATCATAGGTGTTTATTGCTATTTCACCTAATTGGAGATCTGATGTTGACGGGACTAATCCTTGTACTGCACTTCTTTTATGTCTAATTAAATTTGCCATTTTTTAGGTTTCTAGTAAATTCAAGGGAATACTAAACTCGAAAGGTTCATATATTTATGAAATACCGAACGAAGAGGATAATCAAAAAAAAAGCGGCCGAAGCCGCTTTTTTAATTAAAAAATAATCTTAACTGTATGTCCCGCCATCTAAATGTGCCCAAACCGGTAACAAATCAGCTCCAACTAGAGCTACTTGTAATACTTGTCCGTCTGAGCCTATTGTGCGTTTACTTAATGTAGTAGAAGCAGAAGCATAAATCAAATCGCCAATGGCATAGGTATTTTGCCCAGTTCCCCCATAGGCTGCTGCTACAGTGGTTCCTTGCCATATACCAGTACTGATGGTACCTAAAGTAGTGATCGAGGATTGTCCAGCATAGGTAGTAGCAATATCTATAGCATTAGCAGTAACCGAAATACGGTCTGTGGTTCCAGCCACATCTAAAACTCCATTGGTTAGTGTAAGACCATCGCCGGCTACAGTGGCTTTTAATTGTAAACTATCACTACTGATTTCTATTCCGCCGGTGGCTGCAACATTAACTTTAAGAGTATCTCCGTCTTTACTTAAACCTTCGCCGGCTACTAAAGTTCCTGAAGTAGCAAACACTGTAAAGTTTAATCCAGTAACTCCTAAAGTAATAGTATCATTGGTAGTAAGCACGAATCCTGAGTCACCGTTGGTACTTCCTTGTTCTACAAAACAGAACATACCTGAAGTAACTTCAGCACCGGCTATTCCAGGAGAATTATCGGCATCTGACGCCCTTGTTAGCACCCAATTGGTAGATATGGATCCGGCATCTGTGACCTCATATATTCCGTTATGTGCTGCGGTACCTTGATTTTTAACTAATATTCGATTTCCGTTAGCTAGAGTAACACCGTCAACTTCTAACACAGCCTGTGTAGAGTTATTAGTTAATGTGGCCAAATATCCGCTGGTTCCATTATCATAGTCTGCAGATAATGAAGCAGTAGTAGCTACTTTTACCGATTGTTTTACATCTAATCCACTACGTGCAGCATCGACATATTTTTTATTAGCAGCATCCGTTGGATCCGAAGGATCGGCTACATTAATAATTTTGGCACTATTTACATCGATACTGCCGGTTCCATTAGGATTTAAACTAATATTACCATTGGAATTAGTAGAGCTAATTTCATTTCCGGTTATTCTAATGTTGTTGATATCTACTTGGGTTAACCCTCCAATAGTGGTTGAACTCGAACCCAATGATATCGAAGTGGTACCAACAGTAATTGAGCTGTTAGCTAATTGTGTGTTACTGATACCACTAGTTTTAACAGTAACGAAACCAGATGTAACGTCAAAAGTTGCACTATCAAATGCTGCACTACCAATATTCGAAGCTCCAACGTTAGCCCCGGCAGTGGCTAATTCGGCCGAAATTGTTACAGTATTAGCGGTTACTGCGGTATTGATGCCTTCGCCGGCAGCAAATGTAAGTACTTCGGTTAATAAGTTAATAGTATCAGTGCCGGCAGTCGGTGTTACATCGTCTGAAATTGACAAAGTAGAGCTACTTGCTGCCCAACTAATTGCTCCTGCTCCGTTAGTGGTTAATACATATCCATTGGTTCCGTCAGCGGATGGAAAAGTATAAGCATTATAAAATTCTATCTTTCCTGTTCCATTCGGTACTAATTCGATGTTACCATTGGTTCCGTCATAAATGGTAATTGTTCCACTATTGGTGCCTTCATTGGTACTTAATATTAAGTCACCGGTTCCGTATGTAGTTAGAGTAGCATCGGCGTTTTGATCACCAATTCGAACAGTATCTGCACTTAGTAATATATTACCGGTTCCGTTTGGAGCTATTTCAATATCGGCGTTTGATCCATCATAAACTCTAATAGAACCGCTATTAGTACCTTCGTTAGTATTAAGTATTAAGTCACCGGTACCATAAGTTGTTATGGTAGAATCGGCGTTCTGATCACCAACACGGAGTGTATCTGCATTTATTAAAACATTTCCTGTACCATTGGTGGTAATTTCGATGTTTTCGTCGGCTCCTTGATGAATTCTAATATTGCCACTTAGTAATCCATTATTTGTGGTTAATACTAGATCGCCTAAACCGTTTGAAGTAATTTCAGCATCAAGGTTTCCGTCTCCGACTCGAACAATATCAGCATTTAAAAATATGTCTCCGGTACCGTTGGGTTCGATTTCTATATCGGCATTAACACCATCATAAATTCTAATGGTACCACTGTTTGTTCCGTTGTTGGTGTTAAGTATTAGATCGCCGGTACCATTTGTGGTTAGTGTAGCATTGGCATTATTATCACCAATTTTTACTGTATCGGCTGATAAAGACACATCACCGGTACCATTGGGAGTTAAGACTATATCACCGTCAACTCCGTCGTAAATTCTAATTGTTCCACTGTTTGTTCCGGAGTTAGTATTTAGAATCAAATCGCCAGTGCCATCTGTAGTTATAGTAGCATCAGCATTACTATCTCCTACTTTAACTGTATCGGCAGATAATACAACATCACCAGTACCATTTGGTGTTAGCTCAATATCACCATTGGTTCCGTCATTTATTTTTATTGTGCCACTATTGGTTCCGTTATTAGTACTTAATGTTAGATCTGAGGCTCCTAATGTAGTTAATACTGCATTAGCACCACTAGCACCAATTTGTAGTGTAGTATCATTGCCTTTAATAATTTGTGCTGCCGCAGCACCGCCTATCATTGCCTTAACAACAAAATCAAAATCCTCACTAGAGTTGGTAACATCTGTAGTTACAAATTCTACTGTCCCGCCAATTTCGTTATTACCACCAGCAGTTTCAGTTACAAAACGTATACCAGTTCCGATTCCAGCAGCTGGTGTTCCCGATGTGGTATGCTCAACTTGAAGTACATAACTTACAGCATTATTATCGCTATCATCTTTAGTAATAACCGAATATTGTCCTAGTGTGATATTTTCGGTACCGTTAGAGGTGTTTAACGTGATATAATTATTTGTTCCTTCTTTAATTGTTAATGCACTAGCCTCATTATCTCTAATAGCAATATTTGTAGCTGCATCTGTTAAAGTAATATCCCCGCCATCGACTTTAAGATCCCCGTCGACTTCTACATTTTTAGTAATATGAACTTTACCTGTTCCGTTTGGGCTGATAGTTAAATCGGTGTCTACTGCGGTAGTACTTATAGTACTACCATTTAATTGAATATCATCAACATAAAAGTCATCAATTTTTTTATTAGAATCAACTAAAAGAGCCGAACTTGCAGTCAATGTTCCTACGGTATGGTCCATCATATCGGTAAAATATTTTCCACCGATTACAAAATGATTAGCGGCATCTCCTAGTGTTTCTGCACCCATACCAATATACAAACGGTCGCCGCCGGACCCATTGAAAGCAGAATATGCAAGTTCACCGGCGGCCAAGACAGATGGATTACCGGCTGTTTCTGATCGTTTTATTCTAAGAATTGTTGACATTGTCGAATCCTCTATTTCTTAAGTTAATATATTTATCCAAAATGGGATTTAATATTGCCCACCATTGATGATTTGACTTTCTAACAATATAGAAGCTTCCCACACTTCAGTGGTATCATTGTATATTAACAGTGATCCGTTGGTTAGATTGGTTAAATCTATTTCGGGGCTGTTTGAAAAAGATGCTTGAGGTCCTGGAACACCAGTCGGGCCTGTTACCCCACGGGGACCAGTTGGTCCCGAACTTCCCGAAGGTCCAATAGGGCCCGTTGCTCCCTGAAATCCTTGTGGACCCCGAGATCCATCAAATCCTCGAGGTCCTGTGGGCCCTGTAGGTCCATTTCCATTAAGGTTATTATATAATTCTGTGAAATTATCGTTAGTTTTTGTAAATGCAGTACGAAGATCGTCGCCGTCTCCGGTATTTGGACCAGTGCCTACATTGATTATTTGTTGTGCCATATTTTTGATCGTTTTTAATATTTATTAAAATCAAATCAAAATTAAATAGTGAAACTTTCTCCACAACCGCAACGTGCTCGTTCATTGGGATTAATAAACTCAAATCCTTCGTTTAACCCCTTTTTAATATAATCTAACGTCATCCCTGACAGATAAGAAAGAGATTTTGGATCTATAAAAATTAAAAAACTTGTAAAAGCAAATTCTACATCTTCAGGTTGTTTTTTATCTACATACTCTAATTTGTAAGCCAAACCCGAGCATCCTGTGGTTCTAACACCTAATCTTATACCCAGTCCTGCTGATCGTTTACTTAAAAGATTCTTTATTTGTTGTTCAGCTGTTGGGGTGAGATGAATCACGTTTTTTCCTATAATCAGCAATAGCAGCTTTTATACTATCTTCAGCTAAAATGGAACAATGAATCTTCACCGGAGGCAACGCTAATTCTTCGGCTATGGCAGAATTTTTTATTTGCCCGGCTTCATCTAAGGTTAGCCCTTTAATCATTTCGGTAACCAGACTACTTGATGCAATAGCAGATCCACATCCATAGGTTTTAAATCTAGCATCTTCGATAATACCATCTTTGTTGACCTTAATTTGTAATTTTAAAACATCACCACAAGCTGGTGCACCAACTAATCCGGTTCCTATATCAGGGTCATTTTTATCAAAACTTCCTACATTTCTAGGATTTTCATAATGATCAATCACGCGAGAGCTGTAAGCCATATTATTCGATCCTTGTATAATTTAATACATTACCCGCACCGTATTGAGCTTCACCTAATTGTTTAGCTTGAAAATCATCAGAGGCCCAAATTATAGTATGTGCCGTTTGATAATTATTTATTCTTACCCAAAGTTGATATTTGTACATGACTATCTCAAAAATCTACTAAATATTTATATGATTACTGTAACTAATTCAGCTAAAGATCAAATTTTTCATCTCTTAGAGAAAGAGGGACCTGACACTTATTTACGCACTTTTGTGCAAGGTGGTGGATGTTCAGGTTTTCAATATGGGTTCACATTTGATAATCAGATCGATGACGATGATTTTTTAATCGATGTTGAAAAATTTAAACTCGTCATCGATGCTATGAGTATGCAATATCTCGACGGTGCCGAAATTGATTATCGTTCAGAACTAGAAGGTTCTAATTTTGTAATCAACAACCCAAATGCTGTATCTACTTGCGGCTGTGGTAGCAGTTTTACAGTTTAAACTATAGCCATTGCTATATTACAAGCCTGTACCACATGACGAAATAATTGTTCGTTTCCGGCACACTCTTGTGCTGCTCGAATATCGCGTATCTCAGCTAACAAGTAATTCCGTTCTTCTTCAGTGATATTTCCAGCACGATACTCGTTGGCAATTTGTTCGATTTCTTGTACTAGTTGTGTCATTTATCTACCCTCCCAAGCAGATTTTGCAGCAGCAATTCTTTGACTGGCTGTTTTCTTTCCTAATTCGCAAAAAGTTTTTGAACCACCTCGGGTCATACGCTCTACATGACTATGTAATCCTTTTATATTTTCAGCTTGGGGATCACGACGCCATTCCACATACTTAGCTAAATTTTCACTTAGTGGAACAACTTTGGCCCAATTCGGAGCATTACAATCAACATGTTCAATTGCAATATCAACCTGTACTAGTTGATTAAACATAACTGGATCATGTGCTCTGGGCCAATACTTTTTAACTGTATCCACAGCGGCACAGCCCGACAGCAAAGTTAGTGCTAGTGCTGCGGCTGATAATTTGAGTTTATTCATTGAGTACCTCTCTAAAGTCGACTGTTTACCACAGACCAATCAATAATACGCCAAATATTGTTCAAATAGCCCGCTTTATCGGGGCCATAGTCCATGTACCAGGCATGCTCCCACCAGTCAACTAGTAGGGCAATATCACGACGTATCTGATGATTTCGTATAGTTTTGATGTCGCCACTGCGGCTCATGTAGACCCAGCCCGAGCCCTGTATACTCATGGCTACACGTTCAAACTCTTTACGAAAGTTATCCCAGCTATCCCAGCGACTTTCGATCAGTGCTAGGCTGCTGTCAGTGGGACGATTAGTGCTTTTAGGTGCTTGAAATTGAGCAAAGAGCATATTGTGTAGGTATGCTCCGGCTTGATTAAAATCGTCGTCGCCTTCTTTGGCATTGTACCTTTTTACGTAGGTACGAGCTAGTTTATTGTAATGTGCTGCGACGTTTTCGCGACTGAGAACAGGATCTAGATCGCCCAGTTCATAACTGAGACGATCTAGTTGGAGTTCTTGGCGAGCTTCTAGTAAGGTGAGTGTGCGTCTTATATCGTCCATGCCATTATTTATGGCGATAGACAATTCTTCCTTTAGATAAATCGTAAACACTAATTTCGACTTCGACTCGATCCCCTTGTAGGATTTCAATGCTATGTTGACGCATTTTTCCTCCTAAATAAGCAAGAATCAATTGTTTACTATCATCCAAACGAACTCGGAACATTGCAGCAGGAAGAACTTCTTCTACTTCTCCGAGCATTTTAATTAGATCATCTTTAGGCATATAAATTAACCACGCCGCATACGGGCACTATCAATAGCAGCTTCTTGACTGAACACAGGCTGCAGGCAGCTCTTGTGCATAATAGCGATACCAACCACAGCATCGCCGGTATACTGAGGAGTCGTAGGACTAGATACAGCACCACGATGCCCAGTATCTACGCTAGGAATATGTTGTGTAGTAAAACGACCGGGCGGGATACGTGGACGCAACGCTTCAGCACTGCGTGGTGCGGGCTTATAAATTACAGGCTTACTCATACGTCGAAATTCTTCGGTTTTCTGTTTCCATTCACGTTCAAGTTCTTCATGCTGACGTTTTTGCTCAGCACTAGCCCATTTTTTCGGACCTTTCTTTCGTCCAGTCATTGACAAAGCGGGATGAGCAAGATGCATAGTCATTTAGGAAGTCCTTTGATTAGGATAGTTTTGCCTGGAAAACGTTCTTGAAGTACACTAACACATTTATCAGCTTCGGTGGTCTGACCTAAAAATTTCTTCGACATTGGGTCCCACAGCAACCACCCACGATAACTGCCCTGCTCAACAAACTCGGCTTCAGCTAACACTATATCTTTTAGTGCATACAGCTCATCATCTACTTTAGCATATTCGGGTTTTTCTGTCAAGTCTCGATTTCCTATACGGCCCAGAAACCCTAAAAACATCAAAAATACCCATACCATACCCATTGTAGTAAAAAAGGTTGCAATAACTTCACTGATCATTTTAATTATCCCCGATATAAATTTGTTCGTTCCAACTATGGTTGCCCCAAAGCCAACGTGCTGCATCAATACGGCTTTGGCTACTGGTACTGCCAGCAATACTTTTTACCACAAGATCACGTGCCTGCTCACCGTTACGCATTGAAAACAACAATGGACGCAAGTGTGCAGGCTGCTGATTTACAAACTCTACAGCAAAGTCACGCCGAGACTCATACCGATTTCCTTGAGCATAGATTTCTTCTAACTGTACAGTAGTCTGATCAACACCAAGCCAAAAGTCGTTTTCGAAACGATTTAGTTTATCCAGATCGTTGTTATCCAATAACGGCTTAACATCATCTACACGCTCAGACACTAGCAGTTCAACAACAGACTTTTCTTGCCGAACTTGGTCTTTAGTGCGGTGCAGCAGCACATAATGATCAGCCTTGATCTTGGTCATATGACCGTCGGCCCAACGTACCACATAGCCTTCCACGTCTACAAGATCTCGAGTATGGGCGATCAAGTGTTCCATATTGGTCATAGTACCAGCTAATTGTCCTACTACCGGAACATTGTACTCTATTCCGATAGCCCGAAGGTTATCGTAGGTCCAGTACTCGCCGGTGACTAGATTACGAATAGCAGTCAAGATAAGTTGATCGTGACCGTAGTCAATCACAATACGTTGTTTTGGGCTGCACCACTCAAAGATGGCAGTGGTACCTAATTCGAACATATCGCGAACCAGCTGGTAGTAACGAGGGTTACGAACAACAAATTCTTCCACGGGCAAGCTGACATCGGTGATGCCCATTTTGGTGCAGAAACGAAATTCACGACCAACAGGCACAGCATGGATCATGCTTCCGTCTAGCTTGTCTAGAATTTGATGGGGTTCGTTGAGATCCAGATTGTTGGCCTGAGTCTCTGCTCGTTCGTTTACGTTGAAAAATTTGTGGTAAGGGCGGGCGATAATCAACCCACTGGCAGCGTCAAACTTTAGTCCACGGCATTCACGACGGATTCGGGCCATTGGATCAGTGGGATCACCAAAGGTGTTTTCCAAGTTTACATTGTAGTTGACTACAAGCATATGCTCACGGTCGGCTACAATGAACTCAGGGTAATCTTGAATCGCTGCACGAACTTGATCGATGTGCTCGATCACCGGAAATTGATATCGCATGGGATTTTGTTTAGAAAACAGTGAAAATATTTTATATTTCTATTTATAGATTATAGCGGATTTGGCTTGAGCTGTCAATAGACATTATTCTTCGATCTCTTCTTCTAACTGTTCATCAGTAACTTCGATCAATTTGCAACCCGTACGGGCAACAATATCCAAGATCTCCTGCAGATCACGAGCACCGACTCTATGCCCGCTGAACAGTGTTTTTCCAGATACACCTTGGACAACGATCCAATCTCCGCTGCCTAGACTGTTAGTAATAACTTTCATCATTTTTAACTCCTGTTATTAGTGCAGATCAATTTGTACTTGACGGAAACCTTGTGCGTCAGTGACCAGTCCAGTAGGCAGGGTCTCACCAAGATGCCGGGCTACTCGACGCTGCGAAGCCAGTAGCTCCAGAGCGGTCCATACTGCCACTCGTGCATCTCGTGTGGCAAAAGTGTCTGACATTTGTTGGACAGTGATCACCATACCTACATCCTCGCCGCTTTGGGCAGTGAGAATAAATCGGAATTTTTGGCTATTATGGAAACCGTCGATGATTCTTTTGGTACGCATTTTAATCCTCTTAGCTCCGCTGTTCCATAACATAAGTAGA